AAAGAACTAATTAAGGATTCAGAATATGAATAAGAAGCAATTAACCTACGGAAGCCTATTCGCAGGAGTAGGCGGTTTTGACTTGGGGTTTGATTCCGCAGGTTGGGAGTGTTCATTTCAAGTTGAATGGGATAAGAATTGCCAAAGCGTTCTTAAAAGGCACTGGCCTAATGTTCCCAAATTTGAGGATGTAAGAGATGTAAATGGTGCAGAGTTACCGCCAGTTGATTTAATATCATTTGGCTCACCATGTCAGGACTTATCTGTAGCAGGTAAGCGTTCAGGTCTTGATGGAGACCGTTCAGGCTTATACTTTGAAGGTATAAGAATAATTAAAGAAATGAGAGAAGCAACTAATGGAGAATTTCCTAAATGGGCAATCTGGGAGAATGTACCCGGCGCCCTCACAAGTAATAAAGGAGAAGACTTCGCAGAAGTCCTCAACCAAATGGCTGACATCGGGGCATTGGGAATTGAATGGCACATCTTGGATGCACAATGGTTCGGAGTCGCACAACGCAGAAGAAGAATCTTTGTCATCGCTTGCTGGGACTCTTCAGCCCTTGAACGAGGTAGCGGAAAAATATTACCTGTCCCCGAAGACAGCAGGGGGGATATTAAGAAGGGCAGAAAGAAAAGGAAACAGTCTGCCAGAACTGCTGAGAGTAGCACTACAGAAACTGTCTGGTATGGACAATCTGGACACGCAAAGTGGACAGAAGGAGGAGTAACTCTTGCTGCTAGTGATTACAAGCGCCCTGAGAGAAACTTTGTCCTTGAGCCTTTTGTAAAATCTAAAAGAGCACAAAACCCTACTGATGATGAATCATGGGTTGACAATGCGGTAGCTCCAACACTTAATGCTTTTGATAATACGGGAGAAACAAGAGCAACTGTTCTTGTTGTTGATGGTACAAGAGTAAATGATGTTCGTGTTTATGATGACGATATGGTTCCAACATTAAAGCATCGCATGGGTACTGGTGGTGGACAAGTTCCTGTTCTAGCCTACGATGGTTATAACAACAAGGTTAGCGAAGATATTTATCGCACAATCCGCACAGGTATTGACTCAGGAGACCATATTGCAATCCCAATCCAAGGGACAATTATTGGTCGTGCAGATACTTCTGGTCCACAAGGTAAAGGCTTTGGAGATGAGGGAGATCCATCTTATACATTGGATACAATCTCTCAGCATGGAGTTATGACACCTGAATTAATTTTAAGAAGATTAACACCTGTTGAATGTGAAAGATTGATGGGATTCCCTGATGACCATACAGCAATTGATTACACCGGCAAGAAGATTGCCGATACTAATCGTTACAAGATGTGTGGAAATGCAATTGCATCACCAGTAGCCGAGTGGATTGGTATAGAACTAAAGAAACTAATAGAAAGCGCTTAATGGAAGACTTTCAGTTTTATGTTGGGAGTCACAACCCATCATGGCTATGGGGCAGAGAGAATACAACGCCTCTATTCATATCAATTCGCCGTTTTCGTAAATATAAAAAGTATAAAAAATCTTTAGCAAGATGGGCTTGCGATAGTGGAGGTTTTACTGAACTATCTCTTTATGATAAATGGGTTACTACTCCTGAGCAATACATTGAAGAATTATACCGACTTCGTGAAGAGGTAGGAATGATGGACTGGGCTTCACCGCAGGATTGGATGTGCGAGCCCCATATGATTGTTAAAACTGGCAAAAGTGTTGATGAACATCAAAAATTATCATGTGAGAACTTTTTAAGATTGCAAGAAATTGGCCCTGATTTGCCAATTATTCCCGTATTGCAAGGATGGGATCCATCTGATTACTTAAAGCACTTGGATATGTATTCTGACTATGGAGTTGATTTGCGCAAGTACGATACTGTTGGCATGGGTTCGTTCTGCCGTAGGGCAAATGTTCAGGGAGTTAACGAATTAGTTAATGAACTGCATAACTATGGAATAAGAATGCATGGCTTTGGATTAAAGAAAGACGGGTTGACACTATTTGGTGATAAACTTGTCTCATCAGATTCAATGGCGTGGTCTTTCACAGGAAGGGCTGCTGGTTGGAAAAATATTTACCTTTGTGGTACTACTCATGAAAAAGCTGTTTCATGTGGTAACTGTCATACTTGGGCTATGAAATGGGCTGAGTCGGTAAAAACATCAAGAAAGAAGAAAAATGACTGACATTATTGTAGATATTAACTTTATTGCCGACAATATGGGCGATAGATCAAAAGAGTTTATTGATTGTATGAGGATTGTACAAGATATAATTGACAACCCTAATCATTACATCGGTGGACAAGCTATTAAGTATGCTAATCTATTAGCAGCCTATAGAACACAAATGATTATTAAATCACAGGCCTTCAAGAGAAGGTCAAGTCTAATGAGTGAACAGGATAAGCTAGTGAATGATATTTGGAAGACGATGTATGAAGCATTGTCAGAGAATATCAATGTTCTTAAACTTGCGTCAAAGGGGAATTAATTGAAATCTTTAAATGCCCTTAGACAACCTAAAGAGACTGCTATTCAAAAGACTGGCGATGATATTGTTATTGATTTTGCACAGGCTATAGACGACTTCTTAGAGAAGCGCAATGCTCCTGCTACAAAGAAGGTCGGCGGGTTCCATCCTAGTTATACAAACCAATGTGCTAGATATTGGTATTACTTATTTGAGGGAACAGAGATGACAACAATCTTTCGCCCTCAGACATATCGTATCTTTGATAACGGTCATGCTGTCCATGAAAGATTGTATAGTTATATGAGAGAGATGGGTATTCTTGTTGCTGAAGAAATTCCGGTGACTCATGATGATCCCCCAATTGAAGGAACTGCTGACGGTATTATTGACCTTGATGGTCATAAACTGATTGAGTTGAAGTCAATCTCCAATGAAGGTTTCCATTATAGGAAGCTCCATAATAAGCCCAAAGATGACCATTTCAGACAAGCACAAATCTATATGAGATGTCTTGACTTACCATCCGGGCTTGTTATTTATGAAAATAAGAATAATCAAGAGATTCTTCCTATTTTTGTAGAGAGAGATGATGTTTTTATTGATAAACTATTTAAGAAGTACAAGGGTATTTACGAGGCGTTCCTAAACCGAGAAATCCCTACTCAGCCATATAAGCGTAGTTCTGCAAAGTGTGCAGACTGTGCGCTGGCTGATAAATGCTGGTCAGGGAATGTTTGATAGTGAAACAAGAATTTGTCAAAACGATGAATGCAAAAAAGAGTTCATAGCAAAAGTTTATAACACTATATACTGCTCTCCAGAGTGCAGAAAAGTTGTTACAAACAAAAAGTTATTAGAAAACTACTACAGAAAAAAAGACAATAAAAAAAGAAAGAGAGTATGTGTTACAGACAACTGTAATACGGTACTCTCTTCTTATAATGAAGAAGATATCTGTGAGCAATGCAAGAATGAAAGATATATTCAAAGACTTGTTGGCTGGGGTTGGGATGAAAACAAACTTAGGGAAGAACAGCGTTAATTATGCGCTATACTATATAAGTGAGTTTAAGATCAATCGTCAACCATCAGGGGTGGAATAAGTTAATAGCGATAGACCCAGCTTCTCACTCTTTGGCTTGGGCAGTTATTGATAATCAAAAAAATGTATTAGCGACAGGTAAGATTGTCTTGTCAAAACAGAAAGAGCCCTACGATAAGTTTAAGGTTATTGCTGAAGAGCTTGTTGCCGTAATAAATGAACACAAACCGGATGTTGCTGCTATTGAGCAATCTGTCTATATCCAAAACTTTCAGTCAAGCAGAATAATTTCGTACATGATTGGATTTACTTGGGGTCTGCTGTATCAGAACGGCGTTAAGACGCGAGATATCAACCCCCTGAGTTGGAAGCCTAACATCGGATATAAGAACCTTACAAAGCAAGACAGGAAGGTTTTAGAAGAGAATGGGCAGAAAGGTTCTATACAGATTAAAATGAAGAATGAGCGCAAGCAAAGGGTAAGGGAGATTGTTTCTATTGCTTATGGTGACGACACTCCTGGTCTTGAAGATGAAGATATTGTAGACGCATTGGGTATTGCTTTATGGTATTATAAAACAGGTGGTAACTAATGGCACTTGAGCCATATAAAGACAAGGCCTTCTTGTACGAGCATTACGTTACTAAAAGAATGAACTTGACAGATATTGTTAAGCTTCTTGAAAAGAATTACAATTTAAAAACAAGTCCGCAAACAGTTTATAACTGGTGCAAGAAATATGACCTCTTGAAATTTAGAGGAAAAGGTCGCAATCTTTCTGCTGGCAGGCAGAAAGCTCCAAAATCTCCAGCACAAAAGATGGTTGAGAGAAAAAGAATGGAAATGCGAAAGCAAAATGATCTTAAAAAGAAAGGTAGATTAAAATGAGAAGAAGCGTAACTGCAAAAGATATGACAACATTTTCAAAACTTGATATGATTTACAATCAAGTTAGAATTATTGAGTCAAAACAAAACAATGCCGAGTATAAGTGTCTTGGCTCCGGCCTTTGTTGCCGTATTGGATTAAGAATCCCATTGGCTGAATGTGCAAACATTGCCTACAGGCTCACACAAGATTTTTATTTCAAAATGGAGTCTGAAGGTGAAGATGTAGCCAATGAGTGGATGGAAACAATGATTGAGTCTCTTAAAGAAGCTATGCATGACCCCAATTGGAATGTTGATGGAGAAACAGAGAGGCATTGCGTATTCTACAAGGGTGGTTGCACAATCTACCGATACAGGCCGATGGTGTGTAGAACATTTGGTACAGTAACTCCAGTTGATGATTATTGCCCAAGAATTAGAAATGCTCATGGTCAAGTCGATTACTTCGCAGGAGAAGGTGTTGCTAGAGTTATTAAACAATATCAAGATATCCTTGCAGAGTATGCTAATGACAAGGATAAATCATATAACAGCGTTGTATACATGCCATTAGGAATTTTAAGCTTTTTATTGGATTCGGATCAACTTGCTCAATTAGCTGACGAAACAGAGCCTAAATTCTGGGATGGGGTTAGAGGTTGGTATAACTACCGATTAACATTCACTAAAATGCATGGTTATGATTATAATACTCTTGGTAAACATGCAGAAAAAGATGGCGAAGTTCTCGGATTTAAAGACGAATAATAACTTTTATATTAACTAAAACAAACGATTAAATAACGATTGAAAGAGTGATATGATATCAGTATGAATTCACCAATTAAAGTCCAAGAAGAACTTGTTGTTTTCGCTAAGAACGACAAGATTACTATTTACAGAGTTGTATCTCGTTAATAAATAGAAATAGTGAATTGCCTCGCTTCGGCGGGGCTTTTTGCTTTTATTTCTAGGTTAGTGTGCTAAACTATATATTATGTCAAATATTGAACCAATAGGTGAAAAAAATATTTTTGACAAGATGCGCGTCATTGAAGATGCGGGACAACTTCATGTTAAAGGATATTCGTATCACGAAATCGCAACACTTCTCTCCCTTAAGGTCGGGGAAGCAAAAGAGTATATTAATGAATATAAAAAGATTCTTAATAGACAAGCAGAAGATGACCCTTATTTCCTTGAAAGAATTCAATTCAATACTATTAAAGCCCTCCAGGAATTTGATCAGTTAAGCAAAGAAGCTTGGGAGACAGTTAATATTGCAACAGATCATGGAATGGTTCCTGCCCGGATTCAAGCCTTGAAACTTGCTGCTGATATTGCAAACAAGAAGGCCCAACTTCATAAGTTAATGAGCGGAACAAGTGGTGACTCTGATTACATTGCACGAATGCAGAAGGCTGAGAATGTGAACCAGACTTTATCAAGAGTATTAAGAGATGTTATATCAAAGTATCCGGAAATTGCAGACGAGGTAAGAAGAGAACTTTCTGCTGCTTTTGAGATTATGACAAATGATGATGACATAGAAGACGCAGAAATCGTAGATTCTCCAGAATTTGAGACGGAAAATGACTCTCATAAAGTCTCACAATTTGAGACGGAAAATAGCTCTCATAAAGGTGGAAATCATGTCTGATTTTATGGGTATGAATTTAGAATATTCTGACTTTGACCGTTTGCTTAGGAAAGAAGAATTCGTAGAGGAACCTGTTTCCATCGAAGTATTTGTTCAAGATAAGAAATATCTTGGGCTTCCACCATTATCTCCTATTCAATTGGAGATTGTACGACATTCTACACAAATCTTAAAAAAACATACGTTAATAGATTTGATGGGTGAAGAAGCCGGGTCAGCATATTATGATAACTATACAGACAACGAAGTGATTTGCATGTTGGGTAAAGGATCTGGTAAAGACCATTGTGCAAGAATATCAATGGCCTATACAGCTTATATGATGCATTGCCTTAGAGATCCTTTGGGTTATTACGGTAAAGCAAAAGGTGTATATATTGACTTGCTAAACCTTGCTGTTAACGCACAACAGGCGCAAAGAGTTTTCTTTGAGCCTTTTAAAAACTTACTACTAGGTTCACCATTCTTTAATGATGTTGGATTTGAACCAAGAGTTTCTGAAATCATTTTCTTTAGTAGACCAGTTAGATGCTTCTCAGGTCACTCTGAAAGTGAAGGTTGGGAAGGTTATGAAGTTATGACTATTATTCTTGACGAGATTGCAGCTTTTAAAACTGATGTGGAATTAAAGGGAGAAACAAGATCAAAAGGTTCTGCTTCTGCAATTTATAACATGAGTAAGCTATCTGTTATGTCTCGTTTCCCAGAAATAGGAAAAGTTATTCTTCTATCATTCCCTCGCTATAAAGGTGACTTTATCCAGCAGAGATACTTTGATTCTAGAAATAATAATGAACCAAAAACCTGGTCAATGAAAGCTGCTACTTGGGAAGTTAATCCTACGATTAAGAGAGAGCAATTAGAGTCAGAATATGTCCGCAATCCTATTCAGGCAAGAGCAAGATTTGAATGTGAACCACCGAACATGGAAGACGCATACTTTAGAGATGCTGATTTAGTTAGAAAGTCTTTTACATATAGAGAAGACCCGGTTGATGATGAGGGTATGTTTAAACCTTGGTTTAATAATAAAGATGGGTTTACAAGATTTATCCATGTTGACTTGGCTTTGAAACGAGATAGGGCTGCTCTTTGCATGTCGCATTGTGCTGGCTTTAAGGAAATTAAAACATCAATGGGTGTGGAGAAACTTCCTATTATTAATGTTGACCTTGTTTACTCTTGGGAAGCAACAGTTGGTGCAGAAATTAACTTTGCATCAATTAGACAAATGATTGTCGATCTTCATAGGAAATTTGATGTTGGATTAGTTACATTTGACCGTTGGCAATCTATTGAAATGATTCAGAGTCTTAGAAGCATGGGAATTAATTCAGACTTCCATAGCGTTAAAAAGACTGACTATGACACTCTAATGTCTTGTATGTATGATACAAGATTGCGTGGTTATTGGAATGAACTATTGGTTGAAGAAGAACTTCTTAAATTAAAGCTTTTTGGAAATAACAAAATTGATCACCCTTCTACTGGGTCTAAAGACTTGGCTGATGCATTGGCCGGTTCTGTATTTAAAGCTATGAGTATGGCAGCAATTGACTCAGAGGTTGAGATTGAGATATTAAGTCCTAGTCCAGTATTTGAAATGGATGATGAATTTGAAGACTTTTCTACGGTAAGCGTATTTAATAATGATTTAGGAATGTTCCAAGGAACTGATAGGAAAGAGATTGGAGGTGCAGAGAGATGGATAGACATGATTTAGAAAATGGTTCTTCACTACAGGTAACTGTTGATGAAATCATTGCAGAATTGAACAAGCAAATTAGCACATTAAACTTCGATTTAACGGTTACAAGACTGGCCTTGCAAAAGTTACAAATTGAGTTTGCAAAACAGACACAGCCTTCTAGCAAATATGAGAAGCATACTGTTGACGAATTTTAATCACGATTATGTTGGTTAAAAAACTTTTTTAAAGAAAGTTCACAAACTGACTACATCTTCCGAATGGTGATGCTATGCTGATTTTCAACGAGGTAGGGAACACCTTCTCACACCGTAAAAAATCCAAATACCATAAAGGAAGAATAAAATGTCAATCAGCATTCAGAAAGTAGATAATTTTCCAGAAATCTCTCGTAGTGGCAGAGTGTCTGAAGAATTGCAATTGATTATTGAAGCTCTTAACGATTCTGTTAAGACCGGCGATAAGTTCTGCATTAAGGGAATTGAAAAGGGTAAGGCTTACAATTCAATGCAACAGCGTATTCGTGCTCAGGCTAAGAAGTTGGGTTACAATATTGTTATCCGTTTTGATGCAAATGAGAGCAGCCTTTTCTTTAAGGCTACTCTTGACACATCAGATAACTCTTCTGTAATGGCAAACGAAGTTGCTGGCGTAAAGACAAAGGCAAAGTCTACAACATCCAAGTGATTATTGAATAAATAATCCCATAAAGACCCCGTGTGGAAACGCACGGGGTCTTTTTATTGTGTATACTCTTATTTATGATTGAATCAAAAGAACAAGAAATTGAAATTACACATGAACAAATAAAAGAATGGCATCCTCTTTTTGCTTTGCCTTGCTATGACCAACAAGTAACAGAACCGTTTTTTATGTCAATGTTAAGAACAGCAATGGGTTTTAAAGACATTGGTTTAAAGTTTTCAATTAGTACATTATCAGACTCTCTAATCAGCAGAGCAAGAAATCAGCTTGTAGCCAAGTTTATGGCAAACCCTGAGTTTACTCATTTGGTTTTTATTGATGTTGACTTAGCATTTAACCCGGATGATATTCTTAAAATGCTATGGCATGATAAAGAAATTGTTACTGGTGCATACCCCATAAAGGATATAAATTGGGAGAAGGTTGCTAAAGCTGCTAAGAATGGTACTGATCCAGATAAGCTTTTGGGTTTGAGTACAAGATTTGTTGTCAATCCAGTTAGATTTGGAGATGACAAAATTGTTGTAGAAAATGGTGCAATTTCTGTTCACGATGCCGGCACTGGTTTTATGATGATTAAGCGTAGCGCATTTGAAAAGATGTTTGCTCAGTATCCTGAATTAAAATATGATGACGATACTGCTCTGCTTTCTGAAGAAGAAAGAAAGCATTCTTATGCATTGTTTAATTCTTATGTAGACGAAGATAATAGATTCTTATCTGAGGATTATGGTTTTTGTCGCTATTGGCAAAAGATGGATGGTGACATTTGGACTGACCCATCTATTGAGTTAACGCATATGGGCCGGATGAAATATACAGGAACTCTTATGCAATTCCTTATTGATAATGCTAAGCCAGCTGATTAAGTCAATTTGTTTACCTTTTTGTAAAGATTTGAAATACATATATAGGCTCAGAAAAATATACTAAAATTTGTGCATTATTTGCTAAAAGATTGCGTGGTGTGAATTGCCTCAAACAATTGCTAAAATTACACGCTAAAAAAATGGGCTAAAGTTACACGCTCCTCCGGGGCTAAAACTTTAGCTCGTTTTTTATGTAAAAGAACAGATCATCTTTTAGCCTGGACTTCTCGATTTCTGATCCTTTGTTTGAGCCATTTATCGACCAATTAAATTTCCCAAAAGAAATCTGTTTTTTGAGTAGCGAATCTATTCTTTGAGCGTATAGACTATCCCTATGCCACAAATAGCGCAACAATTAGGTTACGAATTGCACGTGGTATTTCATTGTATAAACGATAAGGTTGAGGTATGACTTCTCTAAATGATGCGTATGAAGCTAAGGTAATTGCCATGCTAAATACTCAGTTATCAAATGGCGTAAAAGATTTCGGCAAGATTGTCGATTATATCAAGATTACGGAAAACATGAGTATCCGTTTTGTATTTGTTACAGATACAGGCCGCAAAATAGATTCGGGTTCGGCTATGCGTTTTATGCAGGCTTATCGTAGGAAATTGGCTAATGCCCCGGCTATTGTTTTTCCTGATGGTGCTGATTCAGTTATTCGTAAGCGTGTGATGAGAGTTCGCCGTTCAGGTATGCATTCAGTTACGGGTGCAAGTATTACTAATGTTGCAAATGTTAGTAAAGATGAGAGTATCAATATTAGTTCTACTGTGACTTCTGCTGGTGCTTTTCCTGAAGATTTTGTTCCGCCTAAGGGTAAGACAAACCCTAACGGTTTGACAATCGATGAAATTTTAGAACGTGCTAATCTTAGCACTAATGAATATTTCGCAAACAAAAAGAAAGAAGAAACAGAATGAAATATCAAATCATAGCAAAATTGGATGAGCAAAAATACAAAAATTGTGATGGTCTTGACCCTAATCTTTGGGACATGATTAAAGACAAAGTTTATGTATTGAATACTTTTCCAACTTTGGAATTGGCTCAATGGTTTGCTAAAAGTCATCTTGATTACAAATTCTCAAACTTAGACATTGAGACTATTGAAATTATTGAAGTAAAGTAGAAAGATAGAAAACAATGGAAACTAACATTGACATTAGTATTTATGATAAGGCAATTTCTCAATTAGAGAATTTGCAAAGGCAATTAGCAAAAGGATTGATTATTCCTCGCGAATATGAACAGCAAAGACTTTGTGTTCTTGTTGATTTAGTTATTGACGGAATAAATAAATTTGGGAAAGGTGAATGAAATGGAATTTGAGTTCATAGATGAGTCAGAGATTGAATATTCTTCTACTCCAAGAAAAAAGAAAACACCTTCTCTATTTGATAGTCCATTAATTGACAGAAACTATTGGGGAAATGATCCTGGTACTGAATTGGTTATGGCATTGGCTCGTATTCAGATTCGTAAGTCTATTAAGAATTTGCGTTTGATGAATGTTGATACTGATGATATGACTAGCGTATTGGCTAAAGAGTATAGAGATGAGCTGCGTATGTATCAATTGGAAATGTTAAATGTTTTGATTACTCAAGACAAATACATTATTGTCCAAGATTCAAGAGGCGAAATGCTTTTGGAATTAGTACAGCCTTTAGATCTGGTTGAAGAATCAATCTAATAGTTAGCCCATAAAGAAAAAGTAATATTAAACAAAGGGTTGGCATATGCCAACCCTTTCTTATTAGGAGGAAAAATGAGAACAAGAGATGTTATTGGACATTACTCATACCAAAAAGAACAAATCAAGTTTGAAACAGATATTGAAAAGAAGTTTCATAAGATTATCTCAGGTATGAGATTTGGTGATGAGATTAAGGTTGAAATGGTTGTTACGTCTAATGCTGAAAAGAAAGAAGTAATTAGAGCGATTAATCAATCAGCTTTGTATAACAATATTGATCTTCACAAGCGTTGGTCAAAAGATAAAACTTACATTACATTAATAGTAGAAGGATAAAAAATGTTAAATATGGATTCCCTATTGCAAAAGATTGAGCTGCTCGAAGAGCATAACGCTTTGTTAAAAGCAAAAATCGAGATAATGGAAAAGCGTCAAGAAGCATCTACAACTTTGATTAAAGTTTATCAAAACATTATGGAAGAAATGAAAGCGAGTTATGACAATGGCAATTTGTAAGATATGCAATTGTGATTTTATTGATGAAAGATTTGAAGCTGGTTATGATTACTGCTTAGATGAAGTATGTAATCGTATTGGTCTTGATGAAAGAGAAAGAGAATTTCGTAAGATTTATACTCCGGCTTTACTTCATAAATGCAATTACTTTTGGATTAAAAAAGAAGAC